CTATATAACTCTGGTCAAATGCCTGTTGCAGCACCTGCTATTGAAAGACCTGTGACACAAACAGATGCAGCATTTGGCCCACAAACAGATTATGGTAGACGTATAGCAAATGCTGGAGGTGATAGTTTTATACAACAACCTAATGTAAAAGTTGCTAGTTTAAAAGATTCACCTGATATGTTTGGGCCAGAGGTAAGTCCTTATCCTACAACACTACGTGCAGACCCAGTTGCACCTGCTTCTACAGGCTATGGAAATTTAATACCTTCAGAAACAACTAGCGACTTTAGAAGTACAGACATGGACGTTAAAGATTACAGAGGTTCTGCATTTCCAAACTTAGCAGATACTAGACAAGGTATACCTATAAATTATGTTGAGCCTGTTTCTCAATCTTCATTTATACCTAGTCCTTTTACTGATGTTGCTGCTACAGATGACAGTATGGGTTTACCTACAGGGCCACTTCCTGACCCACGTGAAACTATTAATCCTGATCCTATGAATGAGGATGCACGTGTAAGTAATATTTCTACTGGTACAGGCAGTCAACTTACTTTAGGTCAAGCTAGAAATGTAGAACCAAGAGATATGTATGGAAGAAATCTTGTTGATCAAACATCAACAGCTTTTAATCTTAGTCCATCTAATTTAGCTAGTCAATATGCTAGTTATGGTTTAGGCAAAAGTGGTCAAACAGGAACTTCTTTTTCTATAGACCCTTACACTAGTCCTATTACTACTCCTACAGGTACTGCAGTACTAGATGATGAATTACCTTCTGCAGCCGCTGTGCAGTCTGTAAAAAATATTAAAGCTAAAGCTAAACAATCTGATGCAGCACGTACTAGCAAAGGCACAGGCACACGTAAAGCAGCACCTACTGGTGATGACAGACTATCACAAGCTAACTTCTTAGAACGTGCATTACGCATTACACCTGCAAAAGTAGGTGCTAGGCGTGGTAATGATGGTGTGTTGTACCGTACACAGGCAGACAAACGTGAAGCTGATAATCGCCAAGACCAAGCTAAAGCAACACAACGTGCTGGTGACAGAGCAAAGACTAGAAAAGAAGCTGTTGCTGCTGGAAAAAGTGGAGATAAAGCAGTAGAAGATTTTAATAAGGCTAAGGCTGCTGATATTGGTAAGCGTTATGGTGGAGATAAAGAAGACGGCAGTGATGGCAGTAAAATTGTTTGCACTGAAATGTATCGCCAAACACAACTTGTAGATTGGCAACACACTATGAAAATTTGGCATGTATATCAAGAAAAGCACTTGACACCATATCACCAAGTAGGTTATCATTGGTTATTCAAACCATACGTTAAAGGTATGAAGAATAGTTCTATACTAACTAAGTTAGGTGCTGCATTAGCAAAACATAGAACAGAACATTTACGTTACATATTAACTAAAGGTAAAGCTAAGGACAACTTAATTGGTAATGTCTGGTGTAAATTTGTACATCCATTAGTGTACATTGCTGGTATTGTAAAAGAAAAGATAGGCAAATAAATGGAAGAAGATACATATACATATGCAGAGTTTTTTGATGAGGTACGTGAACGTGTTATTGAATTATCTGATGAAGAAAAGTCTACACTAGCTTCTTTGCAAACTACACCTCAAGGTGCTGTTTTAGCAAAGGTATTAGGACCAGACTTAACTGAACTAGGTTCAATCTTAGAGCCTAAAACTAAGCGGGGATTAGCAGCACGTACTTAATCTGCTAAGTAGCTATGCTACTAAAGTTAGCTTTGCTAACATCAGAACTGGCCTACCCACTCCCCTTATAACACAGGCTACGGTGGCCCCAGTAAACAGGAACTAAAATGGAAAACCAAATAGTTGAGGCCAAAGAACCTCCCAAGACAATGATGATGCAACGTAAGAGTAGGGTGCATGAACGTGTAGAAGAAGATGAAAAAGAACTACGTGAAATGATGGCAGAGCGTGAAGGTGAAGAACAAGACGCTGAAGTGCAAGCCAAAGAAGATGCAGAGCCAGAAGGTGCTGAAGAAAAGAGTTACAAGAAACGCTATGCTGATCTACGTAGAGGATCACAGAAAGCAAAGTCAGACCTTGAGGCCCGTATTAATGCCCTAGAGAGCCAGCTTAAACAAAGTACATCACAAGAAATGAAGCTGCCTAAGTCTGATGAAGACATTGATGCATGGGCAAGCCAGTATCCAGATGTAGCTGCTATTGTTGAAACCATTGCTATTAAGAAGGCACGTGAACAACAGGCAGGACTAGAGGACAGGGTAAAAGAAATTGATGAAATGCGAGACAGTGCTACACGTGATCGTGCTGAAGTAGAATTACTTAAAGCCCACCCTGACTTTGGTGAAATACGTGACAGTGATGAGTTCCACAACTGGGCAGAGGAACAGCCTAAGTGGGTACAGGACGCTCTGTATGAAAATGATAATGATGCAAGGTCTGCAGCACGTGCTATTGATTTGTATAAGGCAGACATGAACATTAAGACAAAGAAACCTAGCGGCAATAAAGATGCAGCTAAGTCGGTGAATACTCGTAACACCCGTGGGCAACCAGACGCCACATCTAACAATACCAAGATGTCTGAGTCACGTGTTAATAAAATGTCAGCACAGGAATACGAGAAACACCAAGACGAAATCATGGATGCTATTAGAAAAGGTGAATTTATTTACGATATTTCTGGTAGCGCACGATAAAAAGACTTGACAATACAAGTTTAAAGAATATAACTATATACAACAGGTTTAACACAGCCCCATACACATTTGGTCTACCTGTGTTAAACCTACTCTCACAAACATGAATAGTTCTAGCGACTACCTAAAGTCTTGTGGCCCGTTACATAAAAGGTCGGCCAACTTTTTATAATAATGTTACCCAAAAGAATTAGCCTCATTAATTACATTTAAGTTTGTATCTGTGTCTTAATGCAAAGGAATAATACAATGGCATTTACGACAGCTTCGGGCTATGGAAATCTACCTAATGGTAATTTTAGCCCAGTTATCTACAGCAAACAGGTACAGCTTGCGTTCCGCAAGTCTACTGTTGTTGGAGATATTTCTAACTCCGATTATTTCGGTGAAATCTCTGGTCAAGGCGATACCGTCAAGATCATTAAAGAGCCTGAAATCTCAGTATCTGAATATGCACGTGGCACAAATGTCACAGCACAAGATTTAGCAGATACCGATTTCTCATTGGTCATTGACAAAGCAAATTACTTTGCTTTTAAAATGGACGATATTGAAGAGGCCCATAGCCACGTTAATTTTATGGACCTTGCATCTAACCGTGCTGCTTACCGTCTTGCTGACCAGCATGACCAAGAAGTACTTGCTTACATGTCGGGTTACAAACAGTCTTCTTTGCATAGCAAAGGTGACACTCTTAACACAACTGTTAATGGTACAAAGTCTGTTACTACTGCAGGTTCAAATGAACTGCTTTCATCTATGCAACTGCATAAAGATGACTTTGGCAATATTACTACTTCTGGTGCTGGCACTCACTCAATTCCTGTGACTGCACGTATGCCGGGAGCTACTTCCCTGCCAACTGCTACCGTTTCCCCTGCAATGATTATTGCTCGTATGAAGCGTTTGCTTGATGTTCAACAGGTTGACTCACAAGGTCGCTGGCTTGTTGTTGATCCAGTATTCATGGAAATCCTTGCTGATGAAGATTCACGCTTCATGAACGCTGATTTTGGTGAATCAGGTGGACTGCGTAATGGTTTGACCATTAACAACTTCCACGGCTTCCGTGTGTACTCCTCGTCTAACTTGCCAGCACTAGGCACTGGACCGGGAACCAGTGGTACAGCTAATCAATTAGCCAATCTTGGTATTATTGTTGCAGGACATGACTCGGCTGTTGCCACTGCAGAGCAGATCAACAAAACCGAAACATATCGTGACCCTGACAGCTTTGCTGACATTGTTCGTGGTATGCATCTATACGGTAGGAAGATTCTTCGTCCTGAAGCAATCGTTACTGCCCGTTATAACGCAGCATAAGGGAGATATAAATTATGGCTACTTATGACATGACTTCCAGTGATACTGCTGGCGTTGGGGCAAACGTTCTTGCTGTTCCAACGGTAGTTGGTAATACTGTACGAACTATTGAAGCAACTCTTGATATTGACGCAATGGTTGCAGCAGGATATTCTGGGGCAGATGGTGACATTTTCCAACTGCTTGAAATCCCTGCAGGGTCAGTTCTTCTGACTGCTGGTGCAGAGATTATGAAGTCCTTTACTACATCTTGTACTGGTGATATTGACTTTGGTGGTGGCAATGATATTATTGACACTGATGATTTAACTCAAGCTGCAGGTACATACCTTGTACTAGGTACTGCTGGCGAGACTAATGTTATCAACACCGCATCTGCATCTACATATGCTGCAGAAGCTTTATCACTTGTTGCTACTGCAGATAC